AGGTGACGCGCCTGAGAACATGAGCGCATTGCGGCTTGAAGCTGAAAAAGCGGATGTTCCGTTTGACGATCTTTACAAGGCAATGGAGAATCTCAACAAGAACGGCGTACCGCCAACGCTTGATAATCTTGTTGCCATTGCGGACGAATATACCAAACTCGAAGACCCAATCGACAGGGCAAGATTCCTGACCGAACAATTTGGATCAGCCGGCGATGATATTGCGCCGATGCTTGACGCTATTGCCGATGGTGTGACAGCAGTACAAGATGCCGGTTTGATTTTTACTGAAGATGAACTTCAAGACATAAGGGATTACGAAGAAGCCGTCGCTAATTTAGGGTTAGCGTGGGACGGTCTTGTCACAACAATAGGGATGTCTGTTATTCCTTCTCTGACTGGTTTTCTTGGAGAGTTCCAAAATTCGATTACATCTGTTGGATTATTAGGCGATTATATCGGGCTTCTCAATGAAAAATTCAGCGAAGATAAAGACTGGAAGGCATACATCAAAGGTATAGGCGAGGTTATGAATATCAACCTTGCGACAGCCGAAGGCATTGAACAATTAGAAGAGAAGGTCAGTTCTTTAGGCGAGGCACTTTATGGAGAAGAACGGGCGGCTGGTGCCGTTGCCGCTGCTCATGATGATTTAGTAATGTCTATCTTCAACGGGTCAGATTCCTGGAGTAATTTCCAACAAGCGATGGAAGAAGCTGGCTTGAGTACGGGAATGCTTACCGAAGAAATCTATAACCAGGAAAAAGCCGCCGTTGAAGCAGCGAACACCATCAATAATACGCAACTCGACCCCAAAACATTAGAAATCGATGCTAACGATGGTCCAGTAAAAGCGAAGTTAGAAGAACTCCGACGGATGGGCATTGAGGATAAAAGTTTTGACGTGGTAGCAGAACTCGACACTTCCGATGTAGATGGTTATCAGCCACCCACAAAATACGGCACGATCACTTATTTACCATCTAACGCACAGCTTATGGCTTCCGGCGGCGTGATAAACGCGGCAGCCGGTGTAGCAGCGGGATTGTCGCATTACTGGGTCGGTGAACGCGGACCGGAGCCATTCTTTCCGTCTGTTGATGGACGAATCGTGAGCAACACTCAGGCGATGTCAGCCTTGCGGGGCGGGGCTGGCGTGAATGCGCGAGAGATTGCAAACGCGGTCAGGGATGGAGTGAAGGACGCAATGAGAGAAACAAAGGCAGGCAACGTCTATAACCTGACCATGCCGACCTCGAATAACCCGGCGGACGTGAGAACCGCGTTTGAACTTATGGAGGCATGGGCATGACAGCACCTGTTTTAGCGTATAAGAAGTTTTACGTAGTGAACCCTAAAGCGTCGACCAACCAGATCAAGAATCCGACCTTCGCTTCACCCGACTTTGAAGAGGATTGGACGGCTTACGGTGCTGGTTACACTATCGAAGAAACCGGCGATGAGCAACGGTTCGGCGCTTACTCGATGAAGGTTAATACCGCGAATATGGTTATAGGCGGGGCGTACCACCAAAATTTGAGTGTCACAAATGGCGCAACTTATACCTTCAGTTGCTATATAAAAGGTGTCGCAGGTCAGGCAATGCAGATTGAAATCCGGCAATCGACTGCAGTCAAAGCAACCACTACGTTTACCTCGACCGGGTACTGGCAAAGGGTTGAAGTGACTTATACTGCACCGGGGAATGCTTCAGATTACCGAGCCTATGTAATTCGAAATGCAGTCGCCTCAGTTGAGCCGTTCTATGTAGACGGTGCGCAATTCGAGCAAGCGAGCAAGGCGACCACATTTTTTGACGGTTACTCCGCTGGTTGCCGGTGGACTGGCACAATCCGCAACTCACCTTCGGAGCGTTCTGCCAATACCGGCTTGGGTGGGGAGTTGGTCGACCTTGACACTTATTGTAAGGTTGTTCAAGTGACCGGCTTGGGTCACGGCGACTGGAATCAGATATTGACGAAAATGACCAGTGGCGGGGATATGTACCAAACGCATATTCGCAAGTCACGCAACTTCTCGATTATCGTTGACTTTCTGGGCAACTCGTTGAGCGAAATTGAAGCCAATCGCGCGGCTGTAATTGACCTGCTGCGCCCTGACAAGTTGAGCAACCTGCCGGTAAACGAGCAGTTTGGCATCAACTGGGGTGCGGATTCTCGCGGGCACGAACAAAGGGTTGTCCGCTATCAGGGCGTTGACGTGAACGGCAATGAAGCCACTAACCCGGTTGACATCGTTTGCGTTCCGCTATCCGCTTCGATGGTCGACACTCCCGACTTGCCGACTTACCAGCGCGCGATTTTGAACTTCACAATTCCGAGCGGCTTGCTTCAAGGCGCGTACAACGACGGGGCGGTGCTCGACATGTACGCCGACTTCCCGGCTGAGTTCATCGTCAAGCGCGACAAGTACGGAAATTGGTGTAAGTTTAATGGGTCAAGCTACGACAACGCGCTTAAGGGGCAAGGCACAGTACAAGGATTAAATGGTGCAGTTTTTTGTATGGCTGAAGGGCCGGACGGCAAGATATATGTGGGCGGTGATTTTACAAATGCTGGTGGAGTAAGTGCTGCGGATTACATTGCGCGCTGGAATCCGGTAACAGAACAGTGGGAAGCGGTGGGCGCGCCGGCATTTGGCCCTGCTTCAAGAGTTAACGCACTTGCCTTTGATGCTGCTGGCAATTTATATGCCGGCGGAGGTTTCCTCAATGCGCAGGGCGTTCCAGCAGCGGATTACATTGCGAAATTCGACGGGACAAATTGGTCTGCGCTTGGAACTGGTACTAATGGTAGTGTTAACGAAATCGCAATTTCGCCTGAAGGTGAACTATACGCTGGAGGCTTTTTTACGTCAGCTGGTGGAGTGGCTAATACATCTCATATTGCGAAGTGGAATGGTACGGCTTGGAGTGCGTTGAGTACAGGATTAAGTGCTGGGGTACTTGCCCTTGCGTTTGCCCCAAACGGTGACTTGTATATTGGCGGTGATTTTGTTAATGCAACCGGCGCGAATGGCGATTTTCTCTGCTACTGGGATGGCTCAGCATTTCACATGGCTACGCGACATGAATTACATGAATTAACAGGATCAGTTCGTGCGCTCGCTTTCGGTAGGTTTGGGCGGCTTTACATAGGTGGCTTTGAGATTTGGTACGACGAAAATATGATGCTGTTATATAACGGCGGGTTGATTTCTATGCAATCCAAAACCGACAGCACTATTTACTCTATTGCGGTCGACCAGTTTGAAAGAGTTCATGTCGGTGGTGCATTTTCGACGATTGGTGGGCTTACAAACACAGACCGATGCGCAGTTTGGTATCAGGGCGCATGGCTTCCACTGGACATTGATTTACCGGGCAATGCTGAAATTTATTCGTTCTGTGTTGCATCCGATAGGTCTTTATATATCGGTGGTAATTTCAGCACTGTTGGCAAACCACCATACGAAGATGCGAAAACCAGTCAAACAGTAGAAGTCGACACGGTAGTGGCAGGTTCAGGCGCAAGCGCCAACACGTACCCGTATATTCAGGTACACGGGCCGGGCACGCTTCAGGCTATCACGAACTACACGACAGGCAAGTCGGTGATGTTCGACGGGCTCACTTTGCAAGCAGGGGAATGGATTGGGCTTCAATTCGACCCGCTCAACCTGAAGTTCATGGGCGGTTGGTCTGGCAGGGGTAACCTGATGCGCTACGTTGTGCCGGGATCGGATTACGGTGACTTCTACCTGAAGCCGGGCTCGAACGCGCTCTCGATGTTCATGACCGACACAACAAGCGCAAGCGGGGCGACAATCGCTTGGACGCCGCTATTCTGGGGACTTGACGGAGCGTTACTATGAGATACGAGTTAGTCTGGTATGACCATGAAGGCACGCGCAAAGGCGTTATTCAGGCGTTCAATAGCTTGGAATACGTCAAAGTGCAGAATCAAATCGGCTCGCTGGTTGTTGACATTCCACGTGGCTTGTATCAGTACGACGAGTTTTCAGTCGGCGACATTTTTGAGGTGTGGCGTGAAAAGAATGGCACGTTGGAACTCCAAAATGAGGCCGCATACTTCTTGCAAAACTGGGAGTTCTGGACGAACAGCGAAGGGGCGGAGTACATTCGGCTGACCGCCTTTGACGCTAACTGGTTGCTTGATACGGCTATTGTCTATGCTGCTGCCGGAAGTGCGGACGCGAAAAAAA